CAGCTGATAAGAATGACACTTTCAAGAGAGTAAACATGGGTGTTGCTGGCGGTTGGGTAACAATTGCAGAAGCAAGAAAATCAGCACATTTAGAAACAGATGAAACTCATGATATTTATTTAAGACCACTTAACATGGTTGCGGTACCAATAGAACAGGGAAACCAACCATATCAGATACAAGAACAGCAAACACAAGATGCTGATAAGAGTATTTCCACGAAAGATGTTCTATCTACAGGAGATTTTGGTGTTGAGTCAGAGAGACAAGGCGTAGTCTCTATGACTGAAGAACCAAGACATGAAGAAAAGTATGTAGCAGAGATGCCTAACGGAGCTTGGTGTGTTTTAAGTCACGAAGATAATAAACCAATCAAATGTTTTAAAACCGAAGCTGAAGCAGAAGCTTATTTACAAGACATGAAAAAAGAATTAAAAGCGGCTGCAATATCTGCTAAGGTTAAAAAAACGTTACAAAAAAAGGTAAAGGACCATAATGCAAAAAATCCAAAATATAGAGCAACTTATGGAATGTTGGCAGCTGTTTTCAGACGAGGTGTCGGAGCTTATAGAACAAACCCAGCTTCAGTTCGTGGGAATGTCACAAGCGCAACTCAATGGGGAGTAGCCAGAGTAAATGCTTTCCTTAAAGGATTAAAAGGTAAATTCCCAAGAACAGCTTTTGACCAAGACTTACTTCCTAGTGGTCACCCTCTAAGCTCTAAAAAATCAGCTAAAGCAGCTTCAGTTAAAATTGGAGATGCTGTTAGTTGGTCAATCAATAAAGACCCAGACCCACCATCAACAGTTCATGGAATTGTAACTTCTGTTAAAAAAGAAGAAGCAACAATGATGGTTTGGGCAATTATGGAAGATGGTTCTCATAAAAAGACTGATAGAAGTGTAACTCAACTTATCTCTAAATTACAAAAGATTAAAGACTGGCGTAAAGAAGAAAAAGCGAAAGATGATGTGACTAACTTTCCATCTTCTGGAGACAATCAAAAAATTAGTCTGACAAACTCAAAGTTTAAACAATTCCCAGATTACAAGTATGCAAAAGACTTAAAAGAAAATTATCCTACCATTTGGAGAAGAGCAGGTAACGGAGGTAATCCACCTACTTCATTCACTGGTAATGATGCTTTTAGGAATTGGACCAAGTATAAAGGCGGAGACAGAAGTGGCTCTGTTTTATCTTGGGTCAAGAGAAGAGAACGTTTCATGAACAGACATCAAAACAATAATCGTCTTAATGGCGCTATTGCTGTCTTGAAATGGGGCGGAGTCACAAACAGTGGCGTGTCTCAAATGAAGAAGCTTATTAACGAACAAAAAAAGAAAGTTGATGCTCGTAAGAAAAAAGCCGAAATTCTCGTCTCTGAGAAAACAGGTAAAAAATAAGTGTTAAAATATACTTTAGAGAAAGAAATTTAGGGGATTAAATTGAATAAAGAATCAAAAAATTTTGAATTTAAAGCTATCGACGACGAAAAAGGTTCAGTCGAAGCTGTGTTTTCCGTATTTAATAATATGGATAGCGATGGAGATGTTATGGTACCAGGCTCAATAAAGTCTGGTTTCAAGGACAATCAAGTGCCGATGGTCTTCGCTCACAAGTGGGACCAGCCAATTGGAAAAGGAGTCATCTCTCAAGATGAAAACAAAGCAGTATTTAAAGGTAGCTTTTTTATGGATACCGAGGCTGGTAAGGAGGCCTATGCACTGGCTAAAGGAATGGGAGACTTACAAGAATGGTCTTTCGGTTTCAGAATTGATGATTCAGAATTAAAAGATTTTAAAACAGAAGATATGGAAGAAGAGATAGAAGCACGATTTATTAAATCTGCAACAGTGTACGAAGTATCCCCAGTACTTGTTGGAGCTAATCGTGAAACTTATACTCTTGCTATCAAATCTGGAGAAGAAGCAATTTATGAGAATGCTGAAAAAGCTCTTCCTAAAGATGTTTTTGAAACAGAGGAAGATGCTATGAAGAGAGCAAAAGAAATGGGTTGTGATGGAACACATTCAATGGAAATGGATGGTAAAACATACTATATGCCATGTTCTTCTCATGAATCATATCTTGCGTCTTTACAAAAATCTCAAGAGGAACAAGAAGAAGTTAAGTACGGAAAATGTTCTTATGAGACAGATGGCAAATGTGCCAAAGACGAAAAAGAAAAAAGTTTAGACTCAGTTGATGTTAAATCAGCTGATGAGATTTCTGAAACTGATGCTGGCATGACAGGCGTTAGATTTTCAGACGAGGTTAAAGATGTGCTTGCTGCATTAGAAAGCCTCATTGTAAGAGCAACTAGCATAAGCGAATTGCGAAAGGGAGAGGGCAGAAAGTTGTCAGATAACGCAACTTCCGCACTACGAGCTGTTCAAGAAGACTTGAACGACGCTTGGGCTGAACTAGACCAACTCATTGAGGACGTCGCTGATGTTCCAGTCGATACTGATGAAGAAGAAAAAATAGAAGACCCAGCACCAGAGGCTGAAGCTACTGAAACTGAGGAGATTGTTTCAGAAGTTGAAGAATCATCTACTGAGGAAGAAGTAGAAGAAGTCGCTGTTGAAGAGGTTCAAGTTGATTCTGAAGCAGAAGAAGTACAAGCTGAGGAAGAGGATTCTGAAGAAATAGCTGAAGCTGAGGCTGAAGTTATTGAAGACGTAGATGCGATAGAAGAAGATGATTCTGAACTATTTGCAGAAATTCAGCAAACACTTGCTGAAGCTGCAGTCGCGGAACTCGACGAATAGTATAAGCAATAAATTAAGGAGACTATTTTCATGAGCGACATTAAAGAGCTTAGAGAAAAAGTCGCTGCTAAAAGAGCTGAATTAAAAGAGCTTTTCGACGCTAAAGAAGGCGGCAAGTACACATCCGAGCAAAAAGGAGAAATCCAAACTCGTAATGATGAACTTGCAGGACTTGTAGAAGAAGTAAATCTTCTTTCCGCAAAATCCAACAACGAAAAAGCTTTGAACGAAGATTCAGAGCCAGTTAGCGGTGGCTACGATGCACCACAAGAAGGTGTTAGCTCCATTGGTGAGACATTTGTTAAATCAGATGCATATAAAAACTACATCGAAAAAGGTGTAGGCGGAATCGACTCAACAGTCGCTTTCAACCCAATGAGCTATAAAACACTACTTGGTGCTGGTACAACCAACAACTATCCACCAGAGGTCTTAAGACAACCTGGTGTATTAGAAACTTCCTTAAGGGACCCGAATGCTGTTATTGGACTTTTCGACCAAATCGAAACAGACCAAAATGCATTCCAGTACCTAGAGGAATCAACATTCACTAACGCTGCTGCTGAGGCAGCTGAAGAAGGAGCTGCTGCTGAAGCTGCTCTTGATTTCACAGAGCAAACTGCTGCAATCCGTAAGATTGCTGTTTTCTTGCCAGTGACAGAAGAACTTCTTGCTGACGTTAGTGGTATCCAAGGATACGTAAACTCAAGACTATCAACAATGATGAGATTGAGATTAGATGGACAGTTACTATCTGGTGATGGTACTGCTCCAAACTTAGAAGGTATCTTAGATGCTGGTAAAACAGGCGTCAACACTGTCGACTTCTCTACATACACCTCTGGTGGCGGAGACTTAGGTAGAATGGGCGCAATCTATGAAGCAATTACAGACATTAGAACTGGTGCTTTCGTAGAACCAGATGCAATTGTTATGCATCCTAACGACTGGTTACAAGTTGTAACATCAGTTACAGACATTACAACAAGTGGTTCAAAGAACCCATTGTTCGTCGCTGCTGGTGGATTCAACGGTGCTGCACAAGCAACACTTTGGGGATTAAAAGTTGTTCCGACAACTGCAATCGCTGAAGGAACCGTATTAGTCGGTAGATTTGGTGGCGGAGAAGCTGCTCACATCGTTATGAAACAAGGTATTGATATCGCTGTTTCTGACAGTCATTCTGACTTCTTTTCTAAAGGAAAAGTTGCAATCAGAGCGACAATGAGAGCTGGTTTCCCAGTTTATAAACAAGCTGCGTTTACCAAAATCACAAGCTTCTAAGTTAGAAGTTAGTTTCGTAGTGGGGGATGAAAGTCCCCCATTACACAATCAAAAAGGAATTTAAATGGAATTTATTAAAGTAGAAAAAGACATCTGGAAATTACAAGATGGTTCAATCTTTGAAGGTTCAGCTAATGAGCTTCCAAAGTCTAATGCTTCTAAAATTGCTAAAGCTGGCATGGAGTATAAAAAAGAATATCTTGAAGGCCAAGGCTGGGGTGCTAAGAAAAAAGAAGCAGCACCTAAAAAAGCTGCAGCTAAAAAAGCTCCAGAGACCAAAGCTGTAAAACCAGAAGACGTAGAAGACAAGTAGGTCTTTAAATGGCTCTAAGCACAGTTTCTGACGTAGAAAAGGTTCTTGGCGTCGACTTGTCTTCAAGTGATGAGACAAATGTAACCAATGTTTTCATACCAGCCGCAGACGCTGCAATTGAAAACTTTGTAGGTTATTCATTAAACTATGAAGCATCTCTCTCAGAAACAATAGACGGTAACGCTGACGACTCAATATATCTTAAAAGAGTCCCAATAGTTTCAATAACTTCTATTGTTGAAGATGGGGTTACATTAACAGAGGGTAATAGTGAAGATTATGTTGTTTACAAACAATTAGGTCTTGTAAAAAGAACAGGTCTTCAATACTGGAGTTCTCAAAGACTTCAAAACATTGCAGTAACATACAATGCTGGTTATTCTGATTCAGAAGCAACAGCAGAAGATATACCAAAAGACTTAAAATTTGTATCTGCAAGAGTAGCTGGAAGACTATTTCTAGCATCTGCATCACTTTCAACTCAACAATCAACTGGTGAAGTATCCACAAATGTTGCAGACAATACGACTGATTCTAAGTTTCAGATGGTTAAATCTGAAAGATTAGGGGATTATCAAGCAGAATACGAATCAGTATTAGAGCAAATGAATCAAGAAGTGCTCAATCCTTCCGATAAACAAGTATTATCTAAATATAAAACTCAATATTTTACATCTGCTTCAATTTTAGACTAGACTAGTACTATGAATATTGAAGTAAATAAATCAAAAAGAAAACAATATTTTCAAGAAATCGAGATAGAAGATTTCATGGAAGTTGTTATTACTCAAATGAATGCACTTAGAATGAAGGGAACCAACCTCGTTCAAGATATGGATGATTTAGTCAACGACTATCTCGCCGTATGTAAAAAATACCCTATTAAGTAAAATGGCAAGGTATGATTATAAGTGTTCTAAATGTGAACATGTATTTGAAGTACAGCATTCAATACACGAAGAACCAAAGGTGAAATGTGAAAAATGTAAAGCAATATCTAATAGACAAATTAGCACTAGGGTTTATCTTTACGGAACTGTTGGTATTGACTGGAATAGTAATCCTAACGGTGCTAGTGAATCGATGAAAAGCAGAGCTAGTAAAGCTTCTAAAAGAAAAGTCCAGTTTTAAAGATTAGCGAGATTATCGCACACGGCACAAACAACTTTACCTTCTGGTACTGGTCTACCGCAATCTAAACATTTAGACATCATATAGAGTATATGTTAGCAGAATTTCCTCATCGGGCATAACATCCTTATTTATTAGAAGGTAATAATACTTACCAATTTGTATGAGTTCAGCATTGGAATTCTTACTATGATTTATAAAACCACCTAAAGGAGTTCTTATCCTACTATCTTCAAAGTCAGAATTCTCTACATGAGAAATACCTAGATTAGTTCCCGATGCAATTATTTGTGTAGAGAATAAACCCAAACCTTCTACAGAAGAGTTTTTTATTGTTACTTCTTGTGGAAGAGGACGATAGTTATCTTTTTCCATTTTCTCTTCTTTCGAGAGAATCTAGCAAATCTTTACTAAGAGTCCAGTTTTCCATAGCTTTGTCGTATTCAAATTGTCGCATTTCAGAAATGGTTTTTTTCTTCCATTCCTCATACTTTTTAGAATCCTTCATCTCTCCATCTTTTCTCATAATATGCTGGATTTTCCCAACACCATTTACTTGAATTCCAATCTCTAAAAGTTACTTTACTATAAGTATCTTCTGCAAGATGTGAAGCCATCTTTATATTATAGTATGGAACATACTGAACTCGTTTAGCTTGTAAGAATCTTTCGTCGACACCTAAGAGTGGTCCTTCATACGGTTGCCCGTGATGAAGGATGACCCACTCGTCCCACGCAGGTAAATCATTCTTCTCGGCAATCCAGTTCCATGTAGATGGAATAAACTGCATTACACCCGAATCATTATCTTCTCTGCGGTAGGCATTTCCCTTACCGCGACTCTCACACCAACCAATTCTTACAGCAGTGTATAAATTTTCTTTATCAAAATGTTCTACATAATGTGGTAAATGAACCACCATAGAATAAGGCACCTTGTCAATACAACTTTTTATCTGATTGATATTATTGATTGAGGGTATACCTTCCCCAGTGCTAAAACTAGCTAAGAATATTAAACAACTTGTAATCATACTTCTATGTTATGGTAATAAAAGTATTACGTCAAGTATTCAATTTTTGGGTTGCATCAGCTAAAGCATTCTTCTTAGAGTTACCTACACCGTAAGCAAGTTGTTTATAATCAACTTTACCTCTAGCATTGGCGACTTTTTCGAAGATATTTGCCTCATGGGCTAGCATATAGTCATTCCATTCAATGGAATACACTAAACCATCCTTTTCATAACTTTCGCTCTGAAAGGCTGGTGCAACATCATGTCTCATGTCTACCATGCTTTTATTATACCATAATTTGTTACTTCATATAACAAAAACATAAATTTCTTTATTTTTAGTTGACAAAGTTGTAAACATACCTTATTATGGATTATATACAACAAAGGAGATACAAGGAAATGACAGATAATAACCAAATAACAGTTGAGTATTATGTTACTAAGAACTCAACAGAACTTGAAAAAGTTCACCCATATCACCCAGTTTCTCGTCAACTCTACGACAAAGGAGTTGCCTACATTGAGCGTAAGTCTCAGCACGATGTAGTTACCATTCAAGAATGGTTAACCAAACAAACGAGACTGCATAACAGTAAAAGGTCTTCACAAGAAAAGAGTGAATTCCGCTTTTTGTACCACGAGGGTACATATCTTTCAGAGGAGGAAGAATAATATGAATAAAAAATATACTTGGTCATCTAACGAAGGCCCACAATCCGCAGTAGTCGACAGACTTGCACGACAAACCTTGCAAGTTCTGAAAACAGTAGAAGAGTCTGATGTAAGGGACTTATCTGTTGCTGGGTTGAAAAGAAGCATCTTTGATGTTAAATCTTTTCAGCTTTGGTCTCAAGATGTGCCAGAGGTTAAAGAACTTCAAATTGGTGACACTTTTGAAGTACCTCATTACGTGTATCGTCCATACAGTAGCAGAAGAACAGGTTACTCTGTTTGTAATGCTGAGTTCAAAGTATTGGACAAAAAGATTCACAAAAGTGTAACTGAGGTCTTGAATGCTGATGGTACCAAGTTCAACAAGCGTAAGTATGAAAAGACTTATGTTTTACTTGAATCTGCAAAAGAGAGAAATCAAGGACCAGACACTTGGTTCGAGAAGTGCTCTAACTTCTCTGCGCGCAGAGAGAATGGTGGTTACTACTATCCACTTAAGAAAAAGAAACAGCAATGGGTTTCTCAAGAAGAGATTCTTAGAATGTTTCTTAAAGATGGTGGGTTGTGTCCACTGATACGTCGTAAGCAGAGCTGTAGGTATTGCGAAGCTTAATCCACAAATCTAATAATCAGAGGGGCTTGTTTGACAAGCCCTTCTTTTTACCTTAATATAAGAACTATGAAAGAGAGGGATGATGAGAGACTATACATTTAGTGTAAATGAATTAATGGAAGACATCATGTGTAAACCATGGGAAGACAATGTCACACTAGGAGATAAATATAATATTTCTAGAGAAAGAGTTAGACAAGTAAGACTTATGTTGGATTTACCAACTGTTACTGAAGCTAAAGAATCATGGTTTAGACAAAACTTTGATATGTTGATTGAACAAGCAAAAGATGGTAACTTTATTTGGAATAGTGACTTTATGAAAAACTATCCACTATCAAACAGAAAAGCTACGGAGTTGTTAAAATCTGATTCAGAACTAAACAGAAGATACACACAAGAAGGTGTGGAAGTTTATAATGACAAAGTTTATAATCCAACATCAAAAGTATGTTTGGTCTGCGATGAAGATAAACTAATACAAGAGTATTACAAATCACCATCAGATAAAACAAAAGACGGTCATGCAAGAGTTTGTATTGTTTGCAACAAAAAAAATGTTGCTAAACATTATGAGAAAAGAAAACACACAGTCAAAGTTATACCAGACTTTAAAAAGTGTTCAGCAGTTCCCGAAGTAGGAGAGTTACCTAAATCAGATTTTAGAAAAATGACTACTTCAAATACTGGGTTACAACCTCAGTGTTCTATATATCAAGACTTCTTTCTTAAGTTCAGAAAAAAGAACAGTTCATCTGAAGCTAGAGAGTTAGCGAGACAAGCTACTATCTGGTATTACGAAAAAATATGATATAATAGAAGTTCATCATGTCTATGTCACAGCCGACCTTATGGTCGGTTTTGGCATTTTATGGTGTGTTAAAATGAGTATGTGCCAAACATAACAACATCATTATTAAACGAAAGCGTGACCATTCAAAGATTGTCTGGTTCATCTGTTGATGATAGAGGATTATCTACTGCAACCTTTGCTGATGTCTCAACAACACAAGCAAGACTAATCAGAGAGAATTCTGTATCCGAATCAAGAGGTAATTCAAGAGTTTCAAATAACGCAGAGTTTGCTGTTATTGTACAAGGTGATGTTGATGTCACAGTCAAAGACAGAATCAAAATAGGTTCTGATTATTATGAAATAGAGTCTGTCAATCCAACGAAAGATAGATTCGGAAATACTTTTTATCAAGAAATAAGAATGCAGTCTGGATTCTAATGAAGAAATCCATAATTAAAGGCATTGTAGTAAAAGCAGTTAATGAAAGACGCATACCAATGCGTACTTTACGAAATTTAAATGGAACAATACCTCGTTATATGAATGTTCCTAGAAACATAAATGAAATATCTAAAGTAAGAAGCTCTCTTTATACCTTTTCAGTTGCAGCTGGTGACATTACATCTATGGTACCAGGCAAGTTTTTGCCTACTATCAGAAACAATTCATTAAAAACAGCTCGTGTTCTTGGAGACTTTAACGCTCTTCAAAAAACTTATGCTAGAGCAATGGGTCAAAATGTTGGAGGAGGTGCTTTTCAAAGAGGTGCAAGAAGAGGAACTGGTCGTTTAGCTGGTTCAATCGTAAGAAAAGTGCCAGGTGACAATCCAGCAGCTCGTTTAGTTCGTTCTAGAATGGGTGCTGAATTTCAAAGACGACAAAACAAACTATTTAAAAATGGACATAAATCTGTAAAGGTAAGAGGTAGAGCTACTATAAATGCTCCTAAAGCAAATAACTTTATGGGTGATAGATATCAAGATTTCCTATTTAAGTTTGGAACAGATTTTGCTACTGAAGTACAAAAATACACTCCTATTAAAACTGGTGCATTAATTAGGTCTATTAAAGTAAGTAATGCAAATATATCAGAAAAAGAAAATCAAATTGCTGTTTCTATAGGTGACCAAAAAGCTT